GAAACATTTGATCAACCTGGAACCTGCGCAAGAGAGCCTGGATGGGAGGCAGCTTATGGCGCTGATTCAGCTTTGGCTGGATAAGCAGCGGCTGCGGCCCGATGTGGCGGATCGCACGGTGACGGGCTATGCCAACAAGGTGCATTACTTTGTTGAGTGGTGGACGGATGTCGGCGCCTGGTGCGGCTGGGAGCTGACAAAGGATAAGCTGGGCCAGTTTGGCGACTGGCTGCTGACTGTCCAGACTCAGTACGGCGGGCCGCTGGAGTACAATTCCCGCCGGGATATTCTGCGCCGGCTCAAGCAGTGCTTTAAGTGGGCGTTTGAGCAGGATTACATCGGGCGGGACATCACGCCGTGGGTGCCGGTTGCGGTTGGGTCGGCGCCGCTGCGGGAGCGGGCAACGCTGAATGAGCTGGCGGCGCTGATGGCGGCGGCTGGCGGGTCAGGCTGCCCGGTGCGCGACCAGGCGCTGGTTGCGATCTATGTAGGCACGGGCCTCCGTAAGATGGAGGCGGCGGGACTCAACCTTGAGGACATCCGCATGGATGCTGACCTGTCCGGGACGGCGGTTGTGCGCCGGGCGAAAAAAGTCAAGGGACGCCAGGTGCAGGCCAGGGTGATCGCGTTTGATCGTTGGACTGGTCATTACCTGGCGGCGCTGATGGACACCTACGCTGAGCAGTCGGGGCCGCTGTTCCGCGTGACCGGCGGGGGCCGGATCACGGAGATGGCGGCGTACCGGGCGGTGAAGAAGGCGATTGAGCGGGCGGGCCTCGCTGAGAGGATTGAGGGGCCGCACGATCTGAGGCGCAATTTTGCGACCTGGTTTAGCAAAACACACCGGGGCGAACTGCACGGGCGGCTGCTGTCAAAGCAGTTGGGCCATAGTGGTTTCGTGATGACTGACCACTATATTCTGCACGATGCCAGCGATCTGACGGAGGTGATCCGGTCGCCACTGGCGGACTATGCGCCGGCAGATTTGGCGGGAAATCGCGTTGCAGTCCCGTCGCGACTGCAACGCGCCGGGCGGCGACGCTTGGTGAAGTAGGCAATCGGCGGTAGTCTGGTGAGTGCCGGTCTCCTACTGTAATAGTCCCTGTACGGGTACCACATCAGCACAATGGCGCGACCCACGGCGCGCCAAAGCCTGTGGCGATCTGATAGTCAAACTATTAGGTTGTCAAGGTGCGACAAAGGTAGATGGCCGTTCACTGTCTAGGGTGGGGCGGCCATCTATCGGTCACTTTGTGTACTGCGCTGCTTTGGCTTCGTCAAAGCGATAGCCGTACTTCCCTGCAAACCGCCTTAGCTCATCAATCTCAATGTAGACGAACTTGCGGACACCTGCACCTTCTTGTCGCGCCGGTAGACTGCCGTCGTCTACCCGTCTGTGTACGGTTTGGATTGACTTGCCGATGATTTCGGCGGCCTGCGGCCCAGTGACCTCAGGCATGTTTGTGTTCCTCGCTATTTGGAAAACCTGGAATTACAGGTAATAGCATACAGCCGTTTTCCTTACGCTGTCAAGAGGCAATTTTGACGATCACCCCACAAGGAGTCCCCTATGAACACCAACATGATGGAATATGATGCGCGCAAGAAGAGCATGGTGCTGGCGTACCTGGCCTGGGCCTTTCTGGGCGGGCTAGGCGTCCATCGCTTCTACCTGAAACGCACGGGGTCGGGCGTTGCCCAGCTCCTGCTCACGGTGTTTGGCTGGCTGACGTTTGCCGTGGGCATCGGCATGTTTCTGCTGGCCGGCCTGGCGATCTGGCTCTTTGTCGATCTATTTCTTGTTGCGGGCATGGTGAGCGAGTACAACCTGGCGCTGGCGCGCAGTCTCCAGCCTGCGCCACGGCCAACAGCAGCGGCTGCGCTGATGCAGCCGACAAAGCAGGATCCGCCGGACTTGCATCGGTGGGCGGACTAGCGCCATTATCGCGCCGGTAGCAGTCAGGACGTCTATTGTAAGGTGTCCCGATTTGCATGACTATTGTCCCTTACATTTTGGGCATTTGGGCGGCACGGATTCCGCTCAAATGTGTTATAATCGACGTAGTGACCGCCGCGCTACGCACCCTGATCGATAGGCTCGCGAGTGAGTTGGAGCCGCTGCTGGACAGCGGAGACAACTGGCAGATTAGCGTGCACGGTGGTCGGGGCGGGGACGTGGTGGTGAAAGTAGAACGGACGTGCCAGGTTTTGACGGCAGCGCAGAAGTCGGGGCGATGCACACAACATAGTTGAATGGCTGGCCACAACTGCATAGTTGCGGTTGGCTCGTGATAGGGCGCCGCCTGGGTATATCCCAGGCGGCGCTTTCGTTTTTTCGGGGGTGGGTATGGACGCAGTACCGGAACGTGCTTCGCTGCCAGCGCAGATTGTCGCCAAGGCGCGGGCTATCGATCTTTACCTGGTGGCGGTGTGGGCGCTGGCGATTGTGGCGGGGATCTCGGCGTTGGGTTGCCTGCTGCTGGCTGCGCTGGGTCGCGAGGAGAGCACCCAACTGGCGGCGCTGGGAACGACGGCGCTGGTGGGCCTGGTGGCGATGCTGCGCGGCGACGGCCAGCAGGGGTAGACAATGGCGACGGATAATCTGTTTGATGCGTTTGAGGAGCAGCGGCGGCTATCGGATCAGTTGCAGCGCATTGTGTTCGGCGACCCGCCAGCGCATCCGGTCGGGCTGCTGGAGCGCATGGAACGGCTGGATAAGCGGCTGGACGAGGTTGCGCGCGCTTTGGGGCGGGTGGAGGCGCGCCGGCCTAATTTGTGGCTATGGGGAACGGGCTACCTGGTGTTTTTGGTGTCCGGCGCGTTCGCGATGGTGGCGTTCTCCGGCTATCCCCAGGTGCAGGCGCTGTTGGACATGCCCAGTTCGGTGGCGTTCGGGCTGGCGGCTGTGTTTGCGCTGGCGGCGGCGCTGCTGTTCGTGGGCGGGTACGGCTGGCTGGATCGTGGGCCGTAAGGGACAGTGGGCGAATGCCTGGGAGATCGAGCGGCTGACGCAACTGCGGGCGGATTTGGACAGCAGCCTGGGCCGGATGCATGGCGAATGCGTCCGGCGAGCGGTGGCGGTGGCCCCGGATGTGGCGGAGGAGTGGATGCGCCGGGCGGGGCTGATCGAGGAGCTGAGGGAATGGACGCTAAGGGACATCGAACGGTGGATCGTAGAGCGCAGCAAGGGGGCGTGATCGTGGCGCTGCTGGTGGCGCTGGTGGTGGCGCTGTGGCCGGGGGCGGCGCAAGGGCAGGGTGCGCTGCCGACGCCGGTGGGGGCGGAGTGGCGCTGCTGGATGGTGTTGGAGGCGCCGGAGGAGCTGGTGCTGCGCTGCCGGCGGGCTGCGCCGCTGCCCAGCCCGACGGAGACTCTGACGCCTGTACCGACGGAGACTCTGACGCCTGTGCCGACGGCTACTGAGACGGACACGCCGCAGCCTACACCGACGGCTACTGCGACGGCCACTGAGACGCCTGCACCTACGGCCACGGCGACGGATACGCCGACGCCTGCACCTACGGCCACGGCGACGGCGGTGCGGTTTGCGCTGGGCGGTGAGTGGGCGGGCGAGGTGGATGGCTATTATTCGGACGGGGAGCGGCTGCGGGTGGCCGGCGGCGGGGCGATTTTCTGGGTTGCGCCGTTCGCAGCCAACCAAGAGGTGTTTGTGACGTTGGCGGCGATTGACGCGGCGGGGAATGAGGTTGGGCTGATTCTGCGTTCGCCTTCGCATCATGCGTTTGGGCTGGGGGCGTTGGAGGTGGCGTATGCGCCGCGGCGCGCGGTGGTGGAGGTTTGGGGGCATGATGGCACGCGGCTGCTGCGCATGGGAGATGATATACCGGCAGTGTTGCAGCCGGGCGATCAGTTCGGGGCGCGGCTCCAGGGCGGCATGTTGACCATCTACATCAACGGTGCGGCGGTGGCCGCGCTGCCGGTGGACGCAGGCAGCGGCGGCTATGTCGGGCTGGCGACGGATGGGGCGACTGGCACGCAGTTGGAGGATTTTGGCGGGGGTAGCCTGCCGTGACGGGGAAGCGGGTGCGGTCGTTTGTGGCGCACGGTGGGACGATTCTGGAGATGACGACGCGCGAGCGCAGGGTGCTGGTGCATGTGGTGGCGGGGGTGCCGCATGAGCAGATTGGCCGGGCGCTGCGCATCAGCAGATCGACGGTAAGCACGTATACGGACAGGCTGCTGAGTATGGCGGGGGCGCACAACCGGCACGAGCTGGCGGCGTGGGCGATTCTGACGGGGCTGGTGGCTCCGGCGGAGATTGGCGAGCTGTGGCTGCGCTATGGGCGCTTCGAGCTGGTGGCCTGGCTGAATTATGGAGAGGTGGAGGTGGTTGGGTGAGCGGGGCGGTGGGCTGGTGTCTGCTGCCGGCGGCGCTGCTGTTGGGTGCGGCGTTGGGGCTGTGGATGTGGATGGATCGGACTGTGCCGTGAGCAGCCGGCGGCAGCAGCGGCGGCGGGCGTGTGTGGGTAAACGCAGGCTGCCGGATGCTGATGTGGCGTGGCGGGTGGCCAGGCTGATGACGCGGCGGCATGGTGAGCTGATGCTGGCGTACCGGTGTAGCTGGTGTGGGTGTTGGCATGTGGGGCATCCGGGCCGGCGGCAGGTGCAGAGTTATATGGCGAGGAGGGCGAATCGTGCCGCAGAGGCCGGGTAGCGCGTGCCGTCGGCCTGGCTGTGCGGGCGTGGTGCGCAATGGAGTGTGTTCGTCGTGCGGGCCACTGCGCAGGGCTGGGCAGGTCGAGCAGGATGCCCAGCGGGGCACGGCTGCGCAGCGTGGTTATGGTGGCCGGTGGCAGCGGGTGCGGCTGATGTTCCTTCGGTCGCATCCATTGTGCGCGGATTGCGCGAGCCGCAACCAGGTCACGCCGGCCACGGACGTGCACCACGTGGTGGCCAGGCGGGACGGCGGCAGCGACGAGGAGGGCAACCTGCTGGCGCTGTGCCACTCGTGCCATAGCAAGCGCACCCAGGCCGGCGAGTAGGCTGGGGGTAGGGGGGGCGCGCATCTCTGGGGCCTGATAGCCCTAGACCGCTCGGCCCCTCAACTTTACACACCCGCGAAATGAAACAGGGGGGGTCAATTGACCAGGGGGCGGTATGGCGCAGTGGGCGCGGCGGGGGAAGCGGCGGGCGCGATCGTTTTGGGCGAACTATGTGGCGTTGAACGGGGTGAGCGATGGCGGGGAGACGACCGAAGCCGACGGCGTTGAAGGAGCTGGCAGGCAATCCGGGGCACAGGCCCCTCAACCAGCGGGAGCCGAAGCCGCGCAGCAGCAAGCCCAAGATGCCGCCGGCGTTCAAGGGGACGCCGAAGGAGGTGCAGTGGCGCCGGTTGACGCGCGAGCTGGCGGCAATGGGGCTGCTGACGAGTGCGGATGCAGATGCGCTGGCGCTCTATTGCGACACGTATGTGCGGTGGGCGGAGGCGGTCAGAGCCCTGGAACGGGAGGGGATGATTGTCTTGACGGAGAAGGGGTTCCCGGTGCAGTCGCCCTACCTGGGGATTGTCAACACGTGCACGACGAAGATGCAGCGGCTGCTGATTGAGTTCGGGATGACGCCGGCGTCGCGGTCACGGATTCAGGTTGTGGGCGAGGGTGAGGAGGATGAGTTCGATCAGTTCGTCAGAGGCAAGCCGTCCGGCCGCGCCAGTGACAGGTGACGACGATCTGATCGCGGCGGTCCTGGCGCTGCCGAGCTGGGCGCAGGAGAGCCCGGCGGAAACGTACATTACCAACGTAATTGCTGGCAGGCAGGTGGCGTGCAAGTGGGTGCGGCTGGCATGTGAGCGGCATCGGCGGGACCTGCTGCACGGGGAGGAGCGGGGGCTGTGGTTTGACCCGGAGGCTGGCCAGCACATCATTGATTTTGCCCGCTTCTGCCGGCATGTGAAGGGCCGGTGGGCGGATGACGTTGTGGTGCTGGAGCCGTGGCAGCAGGCGCTGTTGTGGATCCTGTTCGGGTGGATGCGTGCGGATGGGGCGCGGCGGTTCCGGTCCTCCTACTGGGAGATGGCGCGCAAGAACGGCAAGTCGCTGCTGGCGGCGATCATCGGGTTGTATGGGCTGGTGGCGGACGGCGAAGGGGGCGCGGAAATTTACGCAGCGGCGACGAAGCGCGAGCAGGCAAAGCAGGTGTTTACGCCGGCCTGGCTGATGGCGAAGAAGAGCCCGGCGCTGCGCAAGCGGTTGACGTGCTATCGAGACAACATCCACATTCGCAACACGGCGGCAAAGTTTGAGCCGATGGGGCGCGACCATGACACGGCTGACGGGTCGAATCCTCACATGGCGCTGGTCGACGAGCTGCACGCTCACCGTGATGATGGGATGTGGGGGGTGCTGGAGACGGGCATGCGCAGCCGCCGGCAGCCGCTGATGTTCGGCATCACCACGGCGGGATTTAACCAGGCCTCCTGGTGCTATGAGCTGCGCCGGTATGCGACGCAGGTGCTGGATGGGATCGTCAAGGATGATTCGTTTTTCTGCATCATTTACACGCTGGATCGGGAAGATGTTGAACTGGGGGATCGGGACGGCGGCTGGTGGGATGAGTCGCTGTGGGTGAAGTCGAATCCCAACCTGGGGGTGTCGATTGGGCTGGAAGATCTGCAGGCGGCAGCGGTGCGAGCGAAGGCGATGCCCAGCGCCAAGGGGCATTTCCTCACCAAGAGCTTGTCGATCTGGACGAATGCGGGGACGCAGTGGATTGCGGCAGAGCGGTGGGCGATGTGCGCCGGGGAGGTAGACGAGAAGGCGTTGGCAGGCCGGCCCTGCTACGGCGGGCTGGATTTGTCGAGCACCTTTGACCTGACGGCGCTGGCGTGGGTGTTTCCTCCGTATGGTGACGATCCGCTGTACCGGGTGGTGATGAGGTTCTGGGCGCCGGAGGCGGCGATTGCGGAGCGGATGCGCCAGCAGCGGGCGAGTTACGCGACATGGCAGGTGCAGGGGTTTATTGAGATGATTCCGGGCGAGGTGATCGATTATGAGTATGTCTATCGCCGGATTGACGAGGACGCTGCGCTGTTTGATGTGAAGGAGATCGCCTTCGACCGCTGGGGGGCCAGCCAAGTGTATGTGCGGCTGACGGCGGCGGGGCTGACGATGGTGCAGTTTGGCCAGGGGTTTGCCAGCATGAGTGCGCCGATGAAGGAGCTGGAGAAGCTGATCATGGCCAAGGGGCTGGCGCATGGGGGGCACCCGGTGCTGGCGTGGAATATGCACAACCTGATTGCGACGAAGGACGCTGCAGAGAATATCAAGCCGGACAAGAAATTGTCGGTTGAGAAGATCGACGGCGGCGTGGCGCTGATCATGGGGCTGGCGCGGGCTACGCTGCACGATGCGGAGGCGGCTAAATCGGTCTACGACGAAAGGGGAGTTAGGGAGCTATGAGCTTGGTTTGGGGAGGGGTGCAGGTTTCCGCGGGTGTGAATCACCTGATGCGTGGGGTGGATCTCTATGTGTTTATACCGAATGCAGATGGGACGTTTGCGGTTGTGACTGAGCCGCCGGCATTTGAGACGGTGGGGCAGGATGCTTCGCCGCCGGCGCTGTTTTCGCTGGGCCAGAAAGCGGCGCAGCTGCTGATGGATGACCTGTGGCACGCGGGGCTGCGGCCTACGCAGGCGGCGGCCGGGGATGCGGTGCTGGCGGCGAAGGATGCGCATATTGCGGATCTGCAGCGGTTGGTCTTTGGCGCCGGGATGGGCGAGGGCGAGGGCGCGGGCAATGGGCTGATCGGGGCGCTGACGCAGGCGGCGCTGGCGGTTGTGCTGCCGGCGATCACGCTGGCTGAGGATGGGACGGATGCCGCAGGTTGACTGGACGGACCTGGCGCTGGCGGTGGGGGTGCTGCTGATCGGCTACTGGGTGGCGGCGGAGTATGGACTGGCGGCGCTGGGTGCGTTTGTGGGGGCGCTGCTGCTGGTGGTGGCGAGCGCGGTGGCTTACCAGAGAGGCAGGGGCGGCGGTGGTTGAACTGCCGGCGGGGCTGGGGGCCTGGCTGCCGGGGCTGCTGCTTGGGCTGGCGAGGGCCGTGGCGGTGGCCGCCGTGACCTGGTGGTGGGCGTTTCACTGCACGCGGGATTTGGACACAGTGGGGAATCGGACGCTGTACCGTCTGGGGCTGTGGATGTTTTGGCTGCAGGCGGTGATGTGGTGGCTGCAAAGGTTTGGGGTGATCGATGGCGGATGAGGCTGGGGGCGAGTTGCTGCCGGTAGTGGGCGAGTTGGCGGTGATCCGGCATGGGGATCTGCGGCCTGGGGATGTGCTGGTGCTGTCGTGTCTCGGTGGGTTGACGGATGCCCACTATCGCCGTTTGCAGGCGGCGTGCGCTGAGCTGGGAATCACGGCGATGATCCTGGAGGGTGGCCTGGAGATTGCGGCGATCCTGCACAAGGGTGAGTGACATGCTGGCGGATGCGTGGCGGCAGCAGGCGATCAATGCGGTACGGGAGGCGGAGGAGGGCGATCCGCGGATGCTGGACCGGCTGGCGCTGCTGTTGGAGCAACAGGACGCGGCGACGCAGCGGCTGCGCGAGAAGGGGTATGGTTGGTTTGGGCTGTCGCTGCTGGGGACGGTGGACCTGGTTCCTCGGCAGCCCGGCGTAGGGGTACGGTGGTAGGTGAGGCGGTCGCGGCCAGGTGACGGCGACGGGGGAGTGATGGCGGTGGAGCTGCGTGCGCTGGGGAAATTCTGGGGGGAGCTGTCGGACGATGGGCGCTATCTGGAACTGCGGCGGCATGATTGCCGGGTGGCGCGGGTGGATCTGGTGGAGTCGGCGCGGGCGGGGCGGACGGTGCTGTGCGACCCAGGTCGCGTGCGGGTGCGCAGCGAGGGGGACGAGGGCGCGGGTGTTTCCGGGGAAACGGGGTTGGGCCGGTGACGGGGTGAGTCGCTGCGCTGAGGGTGAACGGGTGACGTTGTGTGCAGGGATGGATATTGGGGTGGAGTTGCGTCCAAAAATGGTCAATAACGGTTTGGGGTGCTGGTGTAGGGGGAGATATGGCGAAGCTGGAGTTTGAGTTGATGGTTGAGCGCCAGGATTGCGGGTTGCAGACGCTGCAAAACCTGTGCCGCGCGGCGGTTCTTTACTTGGAGTTGACGCCGGAGGCGGACTGGCCGTTTACGCCGGCGGAGGCTGAGTTGATACGGGATTTGGCGGCGGAGGTGGAGGGCTGCGTGGAAGAGGTTTTTAGCAAGGTGATTCCGCTGCAGTTGGAGCCGGTGTACAAGGGCAAAAAGAGTGTTGGCGTGGCGCCGTCTGCACCGGATCAGTTTCTGCGGCTGCGGCGGGCGCTGATCGGGCTGGTCGGCGCTGAAGATGTTGAGGAGTTGCGGGCAGTGGAGAAGACGATACTGGCGTTGGGGCGGGCGCTGCCTGTGCCGGACGATGTTCAGGCGGCGACGCTGGATGCTGTGCGGGCGCTGATCGAGACGGCGGACTGCCATTGACGCTGGTCGACCAAGTGTGCTATTCTAGGGGCAGGCTCGTGCACTGGCCTGGCCCCACTGGTCAGTGCCTTCGGGGGAGTGCACGAGCTCACTTTTTTTAATGGGATAGGTGACACCTGCCAGTCTGATGCGGCCTCGCGAGTTACCGAGGGCTTAGGATGAGTGGTGTGACAGCCGGAGAGACGGCGATTGGCACAGATGGGCGTAAGGGGGTTGAATGTTGCGCTCATCTGTGCTATAGTTTTTGTATCGAGCGCCGCTGTACTCGCAGTGGCCGGGAGTCCGTAACCGACCAACGGATCGAAGCGGGTGTGAGGAGGTGGGGCGGCCCATAGGGTCGCAGCGGCCTGCTTCCCAGGCTACAGCCGCCACGCTGGGTGACGCAGCCAAGCCCAGTATCTACAACTAGAGCGCAGGGGCCGGCGATGGATGTCGCCACGGCCAGGACGAAACTAGGTTTCGTTTGACGCCAGATAGCAGTCACGTTTTTTGTGACGGCTGTCTGGCGTCTTTTTATTTCCCTGGTGTGCCGCGATGGGCTTTTTTTCCAGCTTGTTTCAATCGAAGACCTTAGAGGAGAGGGCGGCGCCGCAGCGCCAGCACCCATCGGCGGATATTGATTGGGCTGAGTTCCTGGGGGCGGCCAGCCGCACGGCGGGGCTGCCGGCGCCCTCGGTTGAGTCGGCGATGACGATGCCGGCGGTGTACGCGTGCGTGCGCGTGCTGGCGGAGACGGTGGCGAGCCTGCCGCTGATTACGTACCGGACGCGGCCGGATGGTGGCCGCGAGCGGGCGGGCGACCTGCCGCTGGCGCGGCTGCTGGCGCGGCGGCCTAATCCTGAGATGACGGCGTTTGAGCTGGAGGAGCTGCTGACCAGCCACTGCGCGCAGTGGGGCAATGGGTACGCGTTTTTGGAGCTGGACCGGCGCGGGCAGGTGACGGCGCTGTGGCCGCTGCGGCCGGACCGCACGCAGCCGGTGCGGCGCAATGGCGAGCTGCAGTACCGCTACCGCATGGACGACGGGCAGGAGGTTGTGATCCCGGCGTGGCAGGTGCACCACAGACGGGGCCTGTCCGGCGACGGGATCGTGGGCTATTCGCCGGTGCGCGTGGCGATGCTGGCGGTGGCGCTGGGGATGGCGACGGAGGAGTTTGGGGCGCGCTTTTTTAGCAATGGGGCGCGTCCGGGGATGGTGCTGGAACATCCGGGCAAGCTGTCGGACCAGGCGTTTGACCGGCTGCGGGTGAGCTGGCGGGATGATCACCAGGGGCTGAGCAATGCTCACAAGATCCGCATCCTGGAAGAGGGGATGAAGATCGAGACGCTGGGGATTCCGCCGGAAGAGGCGCAGTTCCTCCAGACGCGCACGTTCCAGGCGCAGGAGATTGCGCGCATTTTTCGGATGCCTCCGCACAAGATCGGGCTGTTGGAAAATTCGACGTTCAGCAATATCGAGCACCAGGCGATCGAGTTTGTGACGGACACGATCCGTCCCTGGCTGCGCCGGTTTGAGCAGGCGCAGGAGCGCGACCTGCTGACCGAAAGCGAGCGGCAGACGATTTACACGGAGTACCTGGTGGAGGGGCTGCTGCGCGGGGACACGGTGAGCCGCTACCAGTCGTATGCGGTGGGCCGCCAGTGGGGCTGGCTGGCCGTCAACGACATTCGCCGGCTGGAGAACATGGAGCCGATCGACGATGGCGACGTGTATCTGCAGCCGCTGAATATGGTGCAGGCTGGGGCGCCGGCCGCCAACGGCGCGCCAGATGCCGCCGGCCAGACGCGCAGCCCGGGCAGTGGGGCCGGGGCTGCGGCCTGGCTGCGGCCGGTGGTTGAGGATGCGGCGAAGCGGCTGGCGCGGCGTGAGGCTGCGGATCTGCGCAGCCAGGGCATGAAGGCGCTGCGATCTCAGCCGGAGGCGTTTGGCGGCTGGCTGCAGGAGTTTTACGGGGGCGTGGGCGAGGCCGGCAGCCAGATGCTGCAGCCGGTGGCCACGGCGGCGGCCCAGGCGGCGGGACGCAGCGAGGATGCGCTGCGCAGCGCGGTGAACGCGGCGGTTTTCGAGTCGGCGTGGCGCAGCTTGCAGAAGGCGCGCACGGTGACGAGTGAGGCGCAGGGCGCCGGCATGACGCCGGCGCAGGCGTTGGAGCAGTATGCGGCGATGATCGAGGCGGCCGGGCCGCAGGTGCTGGCTGATGCGGTGCTGGCGGCGCTGGGTGAGGCAGCGAGGTGACTATGAGCGGGTTGGAGCGGCGCATTGTGCCGGCGCGTGAGATGCGGGTGGTGGAGCAGGGGGACGGCAAGCCACGCAAGATCGTGGGCTATGCGGCTGTGTTCGATTCGCTGAGCGTGGAGCTGTGGGGGTTCCGCGAGCGGGTCGCGAGGGGGGCGTTTGCGGACAGCCTGGCGGCCGGGGACGACGTGCGGGCGTTGTGGAACCACGATCCGAATATCGTGCTGGGGCGGTCGAAGAGCGGGACGTTGCAGCTGGCGGAGGATGAGACGGGGCTGTATGTGGAGATCGAGCCGCCGGACACGCAGCAAGCCAACGACCTGGTGGCGGTGATCGCCCGCGGGGATGTGGACCAGATGTCGTTTTCGTTCCGGGTGATCGAAGACAAATGGAGCATCGACGAGAGCGAGCAGTATGTGCGCACGCTGCTCCAGGTGAAACTCTATGACGTGGCGCCGGCGACGTTCCCGGCCTACCCGGACACGTCGCTGGGGGTGCGCTCTGCGGGGCCGCATCCGTTCTATGGGGAGATTCCGGTGATTCCGGCTGAGGCGCAGCGGGCGCTGGCCTCAGCTGCTGAAAGGGACGAGGTGCGGGCGTACCTGGCGGCCCTGCGGCGCCGGTTGGAGATGACAGAAACTGAGTAGCGGAGGATAGGGCGATGAATTTGCGAGAACTGATGGACAAGCGCGCTCAACTGATGAAGCAGGCGCGCGGGCTGGTGGAAGCGGCGGAGAAGGAAAACCGCAATCTCTCGGCTGAAGAGCAGGCGCAGTATGACAAGCTGCTGAGCGATGCGCTGGAGCTGAAGACGCGCATCGACCGGGCGGCCCAGTTGGCGGAGGAGGAGCGCAGCTCGGGGCTGCCGCTGGGCGGTGCGCCGAAGAACGACCCGGACGCGCAGGGCGGCGAGAGCCGCAGCGATGACCCGCGCGCCAGTGCGGAGTATCGCCAGGCGTTCACGTCGTTCCTGCGCGGCGGGTTTGGCGGGCTGGGTGCGGCTGAACACCGTGCGCTGCAGAGCGACCTTAACACGGCGGGCGGCTACCTGGTGACGCCGATGCAGTTTGTCAACGACCTGATCCAGGCAATGGACAACGCTGTTTGGATCCGCCAGTGGGCGACCACGTTCCAGGTGCCGGCGGCGCAGAGCCTGGGCGCGCCGAGCCTGGAGGCTGACCCGGCTGACCCGACGTGGACGGCGGAGATCGCCACGGGCACGGAGGACGGCACGATGGCCTTCGGGCGGCGCGAGCTGCTGCCGCATCCGCTGGCCAAGCGCATCAAGCTGAGCAACAAGCTGCTGCGACAGACGCAGAACGTGGAGACGCTGGTGCGGGACCGGCTGGCCTACAAGTTCGCGGTGACGATGGAATCGGCCTACATGACGGGCAACGGCGCCGGGCGTCCGCTGGGCGTGTTCGTGGCCAGCAACGACGGCATTCCGACCACGCGCGACGTGGCGACGGACAATGCGCAGACGGCCGTGACCATGAACGGGCTGATCAACGCCAAGTATGCGCTGAAGGGGCAGTACTGGCCGGGCGCACGCTGGATCTTCCACCGCGACGTGGTGAAGACCGTGGCCAAGCTGGTGGACGGCAACGGCCAGTATATCTGGCGTGACAGCGTGCAGGCCGGCGAGCCTGACCGGCTGCTGGGGCTGCCGGTGTTCCTCAGCGAGTACGCGCCGAGCACGATGACCGCCGGGCTGTATGTGGGCATCCTGGGCGATTTCAGCTACTACTGGATCGCCGATGCCCTGGACATGCAGGTGCAGCGGCTGGTGGAGCTGTACGCCGAGGCGAACCAGGTGGGGCTGATCGGGCGCATGGAGAGCGACGGGATGCCGGTCCTGGGCGAAGCGTTCGTGCGCGTGACGCTGGCGCCCTGAGCGTAACAGCTAAGGCGCAGGGCTGGGATGATGAGAGGGGGCGGGGGCCTGTGCGGCTCCTGCCCTGACTAACAGTACGGAGGGACAAATGCAGAACCTTGCGAATGATGTGCAGATCAAGTGGGTGAAGGCGCTGATCGCATCGGCGAACAACACGGACGGCAACACGGCCATTGTGGACATGGCGGGCTGGGACGGCGTGGTGTTTATCACGCCGGTGAAGACGGCGACGGCGGGATCGGTGGTGACGCTGACGGTGGAGGCGAACACGGCGAACAGCGATTCGGGCATGGCGGCCATTACCGGCGCTGCTGCCACGAAGACGTCGCCGGGCGATGGGACGCTGCTGGTGGTCGATGTGTACCGGCCGCAGAAGCGGTATGTGCAGGGCGTCATTACGTCGGCGACACAGGTGGCCACGTTTGACGCATCGATCGCTATCCTCTACAAGGGGCGCAAGTCTCCGATCTCCGAGGATGCGACGATCGCCGACCAGGCGGTCGTGGTGGGGGCGTAACATGACGACGCAGCGAGGTGTGGGGATCGCTGCCGCCGTGACGCTGGTGCTGGTGCTGGGACTGCTCCTGGCGCTGGCGCCGGCGGCTCCGGCTGCGGCGCAGAATACGGCGTGCTACCGGCCGGCAGGCGGGGCGTCGTTTACGTGCGGTGACGGCGGGTCGTTTGTGCTGCTGAGCGGGGCGACGCTGGATATGCGGACGGGGGCGAACGCGACGATCGGCGGCAGCCTGGTGGTGACGGGCAACGTGGACGTGGTGGGCAACCTGGAGGTTGTCGATCACCTGGCCAACAGCGGGCAGACCTACTTTATCCCAGGCGATGCGGTGGCGGTGACGGACGGGGCGATTATCACGCCGACGACGACGGTGGTGGAGTTGACGGCCGCGGGCACGGTGGGCGCAGAGATGGGCGTGGCGAGCGACGGGCAGCTGGTGACGCTGATCAACACGGTCAACCAGACGATCACGATCTCGGAGACGGCCGGGGCGCGCATGGCGGGCAATTTCGCTATGGGCCAGTACGACACGATCACGCTGATGGGCAATGGCGTGACCTGGTTCGAGATCGCGCGCAGCAATAACTGATGCGCGTGCAAATGATGGCCACGGCGGCCTCGCCGGCGGGCGTGCTGCTCGCCGGCGAGGCCTGGGACCTGGCGGAGAGGGAGGCGCTGGCGCTGGTGGCCGGCGGGTATGCGGTGGCGCTTGACCCACGGCCCGCGGCGGCTCCACCTGCGCCGGCGGCTGCGGAGGCCGAGACGGTTGATGTGACGCCGAGCGAGACGGCGGCGCTGCGCCAGGCACGTAAGGCGCGGCCGGCCGGACGCATGGAGAGGTGAGCATGGACGGGACGTGGCGGCTGGTGTCGATGGGGTCGGCGGTGGAACCGGTGACGCTGACAGAAGCGAAATTGCAGTGCCGCGTGGATGGCACTGCGGAGGATGCGCTGCTGGGGGCGTATATCCGGGCGGCGCGCCAGATGTGCGAGCAGCAGACGTGGCGCTCGCTGCTGACGCAGACGTGGGATCTGTGGCTGCCGTGCTGGCCGCCGTGCCGGTCGATCCGTCTGCCGCGGCCTCCGCTGCAGTCGGTGACGCATGTGAAGTATTACGACGCCAGCGGCGTGCAGCAGACGCTGAGCAGCGATGCGTACCAGGTGATCACGCAGACGGAGCCGGGCGGAATTGCGCTGGCGTCCGGGCAGTACTGGCCGGGACATTCGTCCGATGTGGCGCTGCCGATCAATATCCGGTTTGTGGCGGGGTATGGCGACGCGGCGGCTGCCGTACCGGAGCCCCTGCTCCAGGGGATGCGGCTGCTGATCGGGCACATGTACGCCAACCGGGAGAGCGTCAACGTGGGCAATATCACGGGCGTGATGCCGCAGGCGGTTGACTGGCTGTGGCGGCCGTTTGAGGTGCGCTGGTGAGCGTCAAGGCGGGGGAGCTGCGCGAGCGGATTGAGATCCAGACGGCGACGATCACGCGCAATGCGTTTAATGAGGAGGAGCCGACGTGGGCGACGGTGGCCACGGTATGGGCGAAGGTGGTGGAGCGCGGGGGGCGTGAGCCGGTGCTGGCGGACAGGCCGGTGATGATGATTTCTTATGAGATCACTATCCGGGCGGGGGTGTCGGTGGACCACGGGCAGCAGGTGCTGTGGCGCGGGAAAACGCTGCACGTGGAGACGGTGACGCCGGTCGCGGCTGCGGGGCTGCTGGTGCTGCGCTGCCTGGAGGTTACGGTCTGATGGCGCGGCGGCGACGGGTGCGCCGGCTGCGGCTGTCGGTGCAGCAGAATGTGACGCAGGAGCTGCGCCGGATCGACGTGGGGCTGAAGGGGCCGACGATGGATGTGGGGCTGCTGGAAGCGGCGGATTATATGGCGGGGATTGCCCGGGCTCGGGCACCGCGGCGCACGGGGACGCTGGCCAGCGGGATCTACACGGCGAATGCGTACCGCAACAACCATCCGGGCGGGCGGGCTGTGCAGCGGCTGAAGCGGCCGCCAAAGCCTGGGACGGCGGTGGTGGTGGCGGGGGTGTTTTACCAGCGGTTTTATGAGTATGGTCGAAAGCGCCGGCGGGCGGCGCAGGCGGGGGAGAATGGGGCGGCGGGGCGGCGCGGTGTGGCGCGGCAGCCGCGACGGCCGTTCTTTCGCCAGGCGCTGCAGGCGGGGCTGCCGGGGGCGCGGGCGATCATTGCGAAGCGGGCGAAGCGGGTGATTGAGGCGAATGGCTGACCAGGTGAGCGCGGATGATTGAGCAGGTGTTGGTGGCCAGGCTGCTGGCGACGCCGGCGGTGACGGCGATTGTGGGGGCCCGGATTGCGCCGGTGGTGCTGCGCCAGGCGACGGCTGATGCGACGCTGGTCTATCAGCGTATCTATGGCCAGCGCAGCTACAGCCTGACGGGCGCGGCGGGCTGGGTGGAGACGCAGGTGCAGTTTACCTGCTGGTCGGCCAGCTACTCGGAGGCTCGCACGCTGGCGGATGAGGTGCGCCAGGCGCTGGATCTGTGGGCGTCGGATGCGGATGGAGTGCACCTGGTGAGCATCAACGATGGGGCGGACACCTACGCTGAGGATCTGGACATGATGGGGGCGACGGTGCTGGTGACGGTCCGTCACGAGGAGGTGTAGCGATGCCGGTGCAGGCGTATAAGACGAGGATCCTGATCGACCAGTTCGATTTTTCGATGGAGACGGCGGGCGGCTCGCTGGCGATGGTGGCGCCGCCGATCGATGCGCCGGCGCTGCAGCAGGCGGCGCGGCTGTATATCCCGGGCGTGCAGAGCGGCAAGCTGGAGTTCAGCGGCTACTGGAACGGCGGGGCGGCGGGGCGATTCGCCAATGAGCTGGAGGCGCGGCACGGATCGTCAACGCCGTGCGTGGTGGCGGCGCTGCTGGACGCGGGGGCTGCGGGCAACCCGGCCTATGTGCTGCGCTCCACCTGGGGCCAGCAGTTGGCGGTGGAGTGGCCGGCGGCGGGGCTGCTGACGCTGAACGCGGCCTATGAGGATGTGCTGGCGCGCGGGCTGCTGCTGTACAGCGGGACGACGACGACGACGGGGGTAAAAAACGCGCTGGACTTTCCAGCCGGCGGCAGCGACGGCGGCGAGGTGTTCCTCTTCGTGCAGGCCATCGGGGGCACGGCGACGAATGCGGAGATCGCGATTGCGTCGGCTCCCAACGAGGGCGGGACATTCGTCAACGAGGCGACGCTGCTGTTTAGCGCGGTGGGGGCGTACCGGCAGCCGATGTCGGGCGCGGTCGATAAGCGGCTGCGTGTCTCCTTGGTGAGTCTGGGGGGCGCGACGTCGCTGCAGTTTGCGGTGGTTGGCTGTATCAAGGGCGTGAGTTATTGAGTGAGGCTGCGGCTGCGGCCGCATGAGGTGAAGAGATGCCTATCAAGACTTTGGGCAACATTGCGATCACGTATGCGTCGCTGGCCATGGCTCCGTACCTGGACGGCGGCAGCATGGACATGGTGGTGGAAGCGGTGGAGACGACGAACCTGGCCTCCACGGGCAAGCAGAGCACGCCGGGCGCGCCGAGTGTGTCGGTGCCGGTGTCGGGGTTCTGGGATTCGGCGCTGGATGCGGTGCTGGGCGCGGATGCGGTCAGCCCGCCGACGACGCTGCGCAACCTGACGGTGCAGATCGGACCATCGGGCAACCGCCGGACGTACACGCTGACGGGAACGTCGACGGTGGGCGCGTTCATCAGCGACTACAAGATCGATTTCTCCGATCCGATGGGGATGGTCAAGTGGTCGGGGACGCTGACGGTTTCGGGCATTCCGACGCCGAGCTAGTCGTTTCCCGGGAAACGGACGTGATGCGATGCCGATGAAGAGCGACCCGATTGGGACGGCGATCTGCAAGGGGTTGGGGATTCCGCCGGAGATGGTGAGCTGCGTGCGGCTGGAGGTTAAGGCCGGGGATGTGCTGCGGGCGGAGGTGGATTTCTACCCGCAGATCTCGGATGAGGATCTGGCGCGGATCGTGGCGGCGCTGCAGGCGCAGCGGACGGTGATGGACGTGGCAATCGGAAGGGTGGCGGGGGAGTATGGGCGGGACCAGGCGTTTTGAGTGCGAGACGCTGCCGGGCAACTGGGTGGAGTTCCAGGCGGCGTGGTCGCGGCGCGAGCTGCGCGAGGCGCTGAATGAGCTGGACGAGGGGTTTGCGGCGCTGCTGCAGCGCAAAATAGCGGGCTGCTGCCTGGAGACGGGGAGCGGGGCGCCGCTCGATGCGCCGGCGCTGATCACGCGTGAGGCGCTGGACCAGGACATGCGCTATGAGGTGTATTGCTGGCTGACCACGACGCTGATCCAGTTTGTGATGGAGGTGCAGCGGCTGGGGGAAGCGATGCGGCGGCAGTTGTGGCGCGATCTCGCCAAGGGGGAGACGGCCGCCGCGCAGACGGAGACGCCGACGGCGCAGACGGCGCAGACGGAGAGCGAAGCGCCGGCGCCAGACGGCGCATTATCCCTGTCCCCGATGCCCTGACGGACGCCTGGCTGCTCCAGTTGTTTCCGGGGCGGACGCTGGAGGAGCTGGACGAGATGGACTATGCCAGGCTCCAGCGGGCGATGGAGGCGCGCAATATCGAGCGCGTGGAGGAGCTGCGGGGGCTGACGCTGGCGAAGAAGCGCAAGGCGACGCCGGACGAGTACCGGCAGTTCGTCGCACACGATACTCTCTTCAGGAAATTCTATGGATGCGAGGATGCTGTTCCTGATCCAGGCGCGCAATGACGCGAGCCGGGATCTAAAATCGCTGGAATCCGATATTGGGGGCGTGGTGCGGTCGGCGTCGAAGCAGCCGATTGACCTGAGCGCGGACACGGATCTGAGCGGCGTGCTCAGCCAGTTTGGCAGCCTGGAGGGGGCGGTTGGTGCGCTGGGTAAGGCTGTGCCGGTGCTGGGCGGCGCGCTGGCAGGGCTGGGGATTGCGGCCGGGGCGATGGCGTGGGGACGGCAGGCGGCTGAGGTGCAGGCGCTGGAGCGGTCGTTTAACCGGCTGGCGGCCAGCGTGGGGGCCTCGGGCGCTTCGATGCTGGCGGCGATGAAACAGGTGTCGAGCGGCATGATCTCAGACAGCGATCTCATGCTGGCGGCGAACACGGCGCTGGCGCTGGGGGTGGCCGACAATGTGCAGGAGGTGACGAGCCTGCTGCAGATTGCGATTGCGAAGGGTGCTGAGTTTGGGGTGGCGCCGACGCGGGCGTTTGGCGACCTGATCAACGGCCTGGGGCGCATGAGCCCGGAGATCCTGAATAACATCGGCGTGGTGGTCAATGCGCAGGATGCGTACGCGACCTATGCGCGGGAGATCGGGACGGCGGTCGAGAAACTGACCGAGGCGCAGCAGATGCAGGCGCTGGTCAACGCGGTGATCGCGGGGAGCCCGAACGCGGCGGCGCAGGCGGCGGCGGCGGGGAATGACGCGGCGGCGGCGTTTGCGCGCTGGGATGTGGCGACCAGCCAGTTTAGCGCGACGTTTGGGACGGTGTTCCTGCCGGCGATTGCGGGCGGGCTGGACTTGGTGACGCGCTTTATCAACGCGGTGGGCGGCATCGGCGATGTGCTGTCGGGCAAAATCAATATGACGCCGGAACAGATCGACGCGCAGATCGCGGCGGTGAATGCGTCGATTGCGGACTATGAGACGCCGGGCAAGTATGCGGACGCCAGCAACGAGATCGCCAGGCTGCGGGATGAGCTGGCGATGCTGGAGCAGGCGAAGGCAATGCTGGTGACGACGTCGCTGGCCACGGCGGAGGGGATCGGCGCGACGGGCGACGCGGCGGGGGCGGCGACGCCGGCGCTGGGTTCGGCAGGCGCGGCGGCGGACGATCTGCGGGGGCGGCTGGCGGCGCTGGCGGGGCAGGCGAGCACGACGGGATCGGCGCTGCAAACGGCGTGGATGAATGCTGTGAGGACGCTGGGGGCGAGCAAGGCGCTGGCGGGCTACAACGATTCGATGAAGAGGTTTGAGGCGCTGACGCAGGTTTGGAACACGGTGCAGCTCAAGGGGGCTGACCGGGCGTTTGCGGAGCGGCAGTTCTGGGAGCAGGAGAACGCGGCCATTGGCGCGCAGGTGAAGCTGCTGACGGACGTGGAGGATGCGCAGGCGGGGGTGACACGCTCGGTGGGGGCCACGGCCTCGGCCTATGATGGGCTGACGAGCAAGGTGGCCAGCCTGCTGCAGCAGTCGCTGACGCTGGACGTGGAGTGGCCGGGGAAGGACGGCGGCCAGGGCGGCGATGCGATCAACGAGAATGCGAAGCGGCTGGCGGCGATTGCGAACGAGGGGCTGATCGGCCAGGGCTGGCTGGATGAGTTTGCGGCCGAGGCGCCGGGGACGTATGCGGACCTGATGCTGAAGATTGCCTCCGGCATGGATGCGCAGGGGGCGGCGCAGCAGTTGATGGCGGAGTTTCAGGCAGGGATGCGGCCTGACCTGCTGGACAAGGGGATGATCAAGGACCGCGTGCGGCAGATGCTGCTGGGGGAGAGCAACACGGCGGCGCTGGCGCAGGAGATTGCGGCGGAGCTGGCGGGCGAGCTGCAGATGTCGCTGGCTGATGCGCAGGCGGCGGTCAATTCGGCGATGGGGGTGACGGCGCCGGCGGGGGACCAGGCGGCCGGCGGGTTGCAGGATGGGCTGGCGGCGGCGACGGATGGCAAGGCGCTGGTGGAGCAGATCGCGGGGCAGATGGAGGCGGCGGCGGACCGGATGCGAACGGCGGGGGGCGATGCGGGCCAGAAATATGGGATCGGGTTTATGGCCACGGTGGAGACGAGCCTGGCGGGTCCGCTGATCTCGCTGCTGGTGACGCTGGTGACGCCGGGGGTGATGGCGGCGATGGCGGCGCAGGCGGGGACGACGGGGGCGAAGTAGGCGATGGCGACGCTGGTATTGGGCGGCGTGACGCTGCCGGACCCGAGCGAGTATGAGGAGAGTGAGGGGTATCGCGGGGGCGGGCGGCTGATGACGGACGGGTCGGTGGCGTTTGACCTGCTCTCGACGACGGCCAAACACGAGTACACCATCGGGTGGGGGACGCTGACGGCGGCGCAGAAGACGCAGGTCAAGAACGCATTTGCGACG